TTCTGATATGTAGGGTCTGTCCTCACCGTTTCGGGATAAAGGTTGTATCGTAATGATGTGTCATCTCCTATGAAGCTGAACTTCCTCTTTGCCGTAAGGGAATTAACAGGCTCTAATGAGAAACCGCCAGTACCATCTGCACTCAGCGTAATCGTTACTTCAGGCACATAAGGTTCTACAGCCCATCTCGCAGGCAGTCCATCGCCAGTATTCTGATACTTTTGGAAGGTGTAGTCACCGCCAGTATATTTGCCGAAAAAGTACAAATCACCGCCAAAGTAGAAATGCAGTTCATCTCTTGAAGCTCTGCTTGTAAGTTTGGTGACGGTATCATCTGTTGATGTTCTATGGGTTATCCTGTAAGTACCGCCCTCACATACCGCAAATATGTTATATTCAGCGTCAGAGCCAAGGGTCACTCGGTCTTCGTCAGTCAGCTCCTTTGTGACCATTTTCTTGACCTTACCTGCACCCTCGGGAAGACTGGCTAATATTCTCCAACCCTTACGCTTAACTGGGAATGAACCTTCGTCTGAAATCATATTCACCCCAGTAGGTGTCCTGTTGAGGTCTACTTCGGAAGAGTCGCAGGAGAAGTCCACACCGCCTAATCCTTCATACCGTCTTGTATACAGCTTGGGGCTTTCGGGTACTTCTATCTCTTTGAATGCCATTTAATCACCACCCTACTCCAAAGTATTTCACCCCTGCTGTAGTCTCATAGCTTGGCATAATAGTTGCCTTGGCTGTAGACATATTGGCTTGCATAATGAGGTCACGCTTCTGCACGAAGTTGTTGTAGTACATCGTAGCTTTCGTCAGGTCATCATCGAGCCAAATGTGGTATGAAGCCAACAGCCCAATAAGCTCCAACATATCGTCGGGCATATCTATCTCATAATCATCAGTAGTCTCTAACGTGATGTGTTCAGGTCTCTGAGGCGTGTATCCCAGTTCTCTCTCGTAATATGGGAACATCATCTTGACCGTAGTGTCATATATGGTCTGCAATGCCCTGTCCACACTGTTGACGACTATCTTGTTGTATTCGTCTTCTCTCATTGTAGAGTCTTCTTCAAATCCGAGACTCTGTATTCTTGATTTAAGTTCTTGAAAAGTCATTGGTATTTCTCCTTAAAAGAAAAAGGGGGCATAAAGCCCCCACAATTCCTTCGATTAAAGCTGGTCGATTTCCACGACTGCTACTGATGTAGTGGTTTTGCCCTTAACTACGATGTAGCCTCTGTTTGTTCCCGACACATTCTTAAACTCCATAGCAGGTACGGCTACCACGCCATATCCGTTCGCTGTGATTCCAGTTGCGAAGGTAACATCCTTAACGCCCTGAATGTGGTCTCCTTTAAGCACTGTAATGGTGTCGTCATCAGCACTACCTGTGAAGATAAGTACGCAATTCTCGTCTACACCCTCAAAATCAATGGTGATTCCAGTAGTAGTAAGTGCTGTAAAGGTAATGGGTTTAATTGTATGTCTTTCAGTCTTAACTCTTGATACAGTTGCCGCCATTATATTCACTCCTTTCTATTAGCGATAGCAGTTCATAACAATCATCTCTTTAGGTCTTACAATCTTTGTACCATAAAGGATGAAACCCTTAACTGCGTCTGAGAAGTCCTTTTCAGGTCTGTAAGGTTCGGTGTGAATCATAGGACGAGCGAATGCGATTGCTCTGTCGGTTCTTACCATAAACTTGCTATAAATCGTACCACCTGATACTGTGGTATAGCAGTTGTTGGAAACCTTAATATCCATTCCGTCAAAAGTACCAATCTTGCCGTTCTTCAGAAGAGATGAATTGTCAGTGTCGAGGATAGCCAGTGCCTGCTTGTAAAGCATTGCTGTGTAAGGGTCAAGAGTAACGGTGACCTTAGTGGACATCGGAACATCCTGCTCCAGTAACAGTCTGTGAGCATCAAGCAGTTTCTCAAGAATGTTGTTTGCGGTAACCTGATATGCGGTTGTATTGTCTACAATTGCAAGATTATCGGTAACAAGATTTGCTACTGCCTTATCCTGAACATCGGCAAGACCTTCGGAAGTCTCTGCGGAGAGTGCTTCCATAAGACCGCCTACAGCCTGTCTCTTATCAATGTCATCGACTTTATAGTTAAAATAAGCCATATTATCGATGTACATAACCTGAGAGGTGTCTTCTACGGTTTCAGGGTCGCTGAGAAGCGTAAAATTGTCTCTCTTGATTTCTGTAATGGTGGGTCTGCCTACTCCAAGGATTCTGACAGAATCACCCATCTTCTTTACTTCGCCCTCATACTTTCTGTTGCAGTTTGAGACGAAAACGTGAAGTCTTTCAAGCTCTCTCTCGATTGCTTCTGCCCAGACTTCGGGGATAAAGTTTTTGTAAGCCATTGTTTGTCTCCTTTTTCAATAAGAAAAGAGAGCCTTACCACTTATTCATAGACTCCCTAATCTTGTCAAAGTTCTTATGAATTTCTGATTTGGACATATTAGCAACTTCATCCCTTGTGTAGAAACCGCTCTTGGAAGGCGAGCTTGTCTTTACCTTGCCCATCGGCTTTGGCGGTACGCCCTTCTTCATCTGAATGGCTTCATACACTGAAACGGCATCGATACCCATAGAGCGGTACTTGAAGAAGTCTTCACCCAGTTCCTCTACATCTTTGATTGAAACATCGGGATGAGCTTCTTTGATTTCCTTCAAGTCCTGTGCCTTGAGGTTCTTAAACTCTAACTGGTTTCTCTGTTCCTCTAAGGCTTCCTTCTCTGCTCTTAACTGGTTGATTTCCCGTTTCTGCTGAATATTGCTAATAGCCTCATCGAGACTGATGTCCTCATAATGAGCGTGAGCCTGTGCTACTTTGTTATCGCCCTCAAACCATAAGCCAAGGGCTTCTTCGTAGTCACTGTTCTGTGCTTCAAGTTCAGACACTCGTCTCTGTGCTTCTTCAAGATTTCTACGCATCTCAGCGAAAGCACGGTCGCTTTTGTCTTCGGACGGTTCGGCGACTTCCGTCTCTTCTTCGCCTGATTCGTCTGATGGTTCGGCGATCTCCATCTCTTCTTCGCCTGTTTCCTCTATGTTGTCTCCACCGCTCAATCCTTCATCGGGGTCTAACAGGAAACGTCTGAATCCTAACATTGTGTTTCTCCTTTACTTATTTAATTTTTATATCAACCCATTGGTGGGTTCATACCTTGCTGTAAATAGCTCTGCACCATACCCATAGCCTCATCTTCGGGTACTCCCTGATTGATTAGTTCCTGAAGCACCATCTGTGGGTCTACGTTCTGCTGTGCCTGAGCCATCATCTGCTGTTGCATCATCTGCTGTTGCTGTTTCATCTGTGCAACTTTACGCTTTCTCAGAACCTCTTCCAGTTTGCCCTTAGGAACAGAACTGTTCTCAGGCGTACACTCGACATACTCATCAAGTGTTATCTGCTGAAGCTGTAATAACTGGTCAAGCGACTGCTGTTCTGCGAGCTTAGTCCACTGATTGTCAGGTGATACATCGATTTGTACGGTAGGCTTTAAGTTCCAAAGGTCTTCCTGAGACAGTGTTACTGTTTGAACCTGACCGTTCTCATCCTCTGCTTCAAATGTGATGCCATCGTGGTTGAATACTATCCAAAGGTCTACCCAAAGAAGAGATACATCTTCCACGAACTGTTTGAATCTTGCTACCTGCTCATTCAGGGGTACTTGGGACTGGTCTCTTACCGCTATGATTGCAGTACCTGATGCCTGTTCAGGGTTGATGTTGCCTAATGCATAGTCAGATGCGCCTGCTAAGTCCTTAGTGGTCTGTAAGAGGTCGTTGGATAACTGCAAAGCATCACTCGAGATGTTGGCAGGGTTGAGGTAGGAAATCATCTGATTGATGGACTGTGAACTACCGCCCTGTACCGCTATCGGTGCTCCTACTTTGTCAAGGTCTTCGGGGTTTGAAATAGCCGTGGCATCATACGCCATTCTCGGATATGCACCCATCTTGACAGCCATAGAACGCCTTGCAAGGGTCTTGTTGAGTTCAAGCTGATTTGGTATCAGCATCTCGACTTCGCCTACGCCTCTTGCTGAATTAGGCACTGCTTCCCATACATAGTTGATGATGGGATATACTGTAAGCTCGCCCATAATCTCGCCTACGCCTGACTGATTGACCTTGGCTTCAAGCGGTTCTATGATGACAGCCTCTGTAGACCTGCCTGACTTTACGATGCCATTCTCGTCCTTCTCCATATACAGAAGAACAGTTACCTTGTCCTTTATCTCGGTCTTGTTATAGAGCATCCTCTCAGTCTTATCATCGGATCTGATAAGCTCTATTTCGTCTTTAGACAAGCCATTCTCTTTTGCCAGTTTCTTAGCCTCTTCAACACTCCAACGCTCTTCTACGATGATATAAGGCTGTTCCTGAATGTTCTCTATGTTCTCATCACCGAAATGCACAGAGGTGTTGGGAAGTATCTGAGGCGGTGCTAAGGTGTTTCCGTCTGCCCAGTACACATAAGTGTCGCCCTGAATGGATGCGGATTTCAGCATTCTCCAAGACATCTCGTTCATTTTGGACTTTTCCCAACACTGTCTCCAGTAAAGGTTGAGGTTCTTATATACTTCTGACAGTTCAGGTCTCAGCTCCATATCAGAGTAGTACGCTGTCATCGCATTCTGTGCTACGGATGAGATTTTGTACTGCACAATGGTCTTTATGAAGTTCAGAACAGGGAGTTCCTCGCCAAAACTGTTGAGTCCCTTCCACTGATTCCCTACAAAGAAGTTCCAGTTACGCTCAGTTCTCTGTAAGAGCTTCTTTTTATCCTCGTACTCCTTTGAAAGCTCGAATTTCTGCCAAATATCCGTCTTAAGTTCTTGGTCTTTGTCTTTAACAGCCATTATTTTCTCCCTTAATCAAGGTCTTTCTGCCCAAAATCCGTACCATCATAGGTGTCAATGTTTGCCATTAAGGTCTCAAACCGCTTGATTTCCTTCTCTTTTTTGGCATTTTCCTTCTTCTGACGGATGATTTTCCTCGGATTAAGGGTCTTTTTAACCGTTTTTTGCGGTTTTTCGTCTCTATAGAGGTCGTGCTCCAGTATTATGAAAATCGCAATGACCTCAAGCACTAAGCCTAATAAAAAAGCCAGTAAAATTACCGACTTGATGACTTCATATAACATTTATCTTGCTCCTTCTCCCTACTAAATCGCTATTTTTACTCTTGGTCGAGTACTTGGGAAAGTATATTTCAAACGGAGTCTTCTTAGCTATCTTCTTAATGTCTGATTTGTGGTATATCAGCCTGTTCAATGCCTGTGTCATAGAGTCCACTTCGTCGTCGTGCTTGCCATTTGGGAACTGAGCGAACTCGTCAATGAACTCGCCCACCCATTTGGCTTTCTTCGGAAGATGTACATTGCCCGACTCTACCGCACCTACTACCGCATTCGCCCTCGACACCTTTCCGCCTGAGGGGTTCACCGCAATTATGCCAGTCATTTGCTTGCGTAGGATGTCAATTATGGCAGAGCCATTCGCCTTATCTTCTACAAGAGTAGTTTTGCATTGAGGGTACATCGCCCTCAGACGGACAATTTCACGCATCGTATCGGGCAGATTCAGGTGTCTTTTCACTCTGTCCACCAAATACATATCAGCATTTACCTTCCCCCATACTTGTATAGCTACAAAGTCATTGTCCTCGCCGTCTTTAAAAGCGGCGTCCACGGACATAACCATTTCTGCAAGCTCGGGAAGCTCGTCATAGAACTGCCACCACTCACGTTTGAACATTGAACCCTCTAAGGCTGTAGGATGTCCCTGAAACAGTGCGTTCCAAGACCTTGAGCCTTCCTGAGACATATATGACTTCTTGAAGTCTGCAAGCCACGCATTGTCTTTCCCGATTTCGGGGCATAATGCATCGCCTACTTTTCTGCCTAAAGGGTCATTCTCTTCAGCTTCAAGTGGCAGGTTAACAACAGTCACGTTCTCGATGTTCTCGATTATCCAACCTGCAAGGTCGTCCTCGTGCCATCTTGTCATAATGACTATTATCTTGCCACCTACCGCCATACGGGTAAGCATTGAGTTTAGGAACTCGTCCTTTATCTTCTCCCTCGTGGTCTCAGAATCTGCTTCTTCTCTGTTCTTGATAGGGTCGTCTATGACTATCAGATTAGCCCTTTGACCAGTGATGCCTGACATAACGCCTCGGCTTATCATACCGCCTATTTGATTCTCCAGTTCGAAGTCAAGGTCAGTATTAGGGCTACCCAACTTAAGATTAAAAATCTCATTGCCAAAATCCAGTATCTTCTGCCTGTTCCTACGCCCGAATCTTCTTGCAAAGTCCTCTGAATATGATACTTCTATGACTCTGCCTTTGGGGTTTCTGCCTAAGTACCAAGACGGAAGTGTCTCTGATATGGTCATTGACTTGCCGTGCTGTGGCGGTGTAGACAGAATCAGAATGTCGAAAGCGTGTCCAGTATCCTTCTCCAAGAAGTCCTGAGTGATGTCACAGATGTATTTATGAAACTTAGTGGGCTTCCAGTTGCCGTTATGAACGTACTGACAATATGCCGAGTAGTCGCTCATAAGAAAGGCTCTGAGCATCCTATCCATCAATATCACCCTCTAACATAGGTTTGGGCGCTGATTCCAATGTGGCTCTCTGCCTTGAATAGCCTAACTGCTCCATAAGTCTCTGAGCTTCTTCGACCCCAAGGTCATCTGCTCGGCTTGTAGAGCGGTCTTCATACTTGTCTGCCCAGTCACACAAATTCTTCAAAGAGAATATGGTCGAGGACTTCTCATAAGCGCCAACCATAGCACCTTCAGACAAGCAGTCTGCCAACATATTCTTGTATGTGTTTCTTGCCTGCTCATCGTCTGCTATGACCGCACTGATAACTCTGTAACCTACTCCAAGCCATTTTGCGAAGTTGCTTTGGTTAGGCACTATAGGCATCATCCCATTAGACCCGTCAGGTCTCTTGAAACCTCGTGTGAAGTTGTTGTCTCTTATCCAAGAGATATAGCACTCAAAAGCATAAAGGCATTCTTCAGCCGTAATGGAGCGCTTCCTGCCAGTTGTGTGGTCGTCAGGGATTCCTTCATAGCCACGCTGAGAGTAAATAAAATCCCAACAAGCTCTTGCTGAAGGGTCTAAGTCTTTATCATCAATATTAAGGGGATTTGGGTAGGACTGCTTGTATCGGGCATATAAGGCATTGGCTGTCTTGATAGTCTCTTTTACATATGCCATCCTTTTTTCGGGCTTTATTATCGCAAAGTTGTGTATGGTAAGAGGTCGGGCTACTACTTCGTCCTTTTTCGGACGACCACGCCCACGCTTCTCAAAAGCTCTCTTATTAGTGAACACTGTATTTGCCAAAGCCCTCTACCCCCTCTCATTTTGGCTTCTTCACAAATGCAGGTTTTGCAGGTTTGATAGGCTGTATGCTTACTCTGCTCTCAGGTTTGTGCACCATAGAGTTTACCTTCTTTATCCGCTTCTGCACTGGTGTCATCGGTGTCTTAAGTGTTTTCATATTCTCTCACTCTCCTTTATGCTCCTGTGTATGTTCCTGTTACTCCAAGGATTTTGACATCTTTCTTGATGTTGCCTGCGGTCAGGTTGGAATCAACTACCTGTGCGGTTGCGTATTCTGCTACATCAGTCTCGCTTGTGTCTGTGAGCGTCTTCTTGCCTGTGGGAGCAACTTCGCCAGTGCCAGGCACGGTAGACCACATAAGATGCCCTTTTCTCTGTTTCTCCTTGAAACGGTTTTCCATCATATCACTCATTGTTTTTCCTCTACTTTCTGCCACCAGTAAGGTAAGCCATCTTCTCTTCTCTTGTTAACTTCCTTAAAGGCTGAGTCTTTATCTCTTCCTCAGCATCTTTCTTCTTCTTGCTCTTCTTAGGAGCACTCTTCTTAGTTGCCATATATGACTCCTTTTGCTTTTTCGCAATAATTTTTCGGGACTCCTAAAACTAAGACCCAGTGGGGGCAAGTACGACCTCACCCCCTTAAGCCTTGTAAGGAGAAGCGTATGAAAACAGGTAAGTAACCTGAATCCAAACTAACAGCCCCCACGAGGGTCGCAGGGGCTTCGGAAAGGAAAAGTAAAATGTGAATCTTTTACACTATCATTATAAACGCGAAAACAGCGAGGAAATTCCTCAGTTTTATGTATCTTGAAATCAACAACCCGTTAACAAACAAACAATGAGTGAAAACCCTTGATATATAAGGCTTCGTGGCGCTTCCTTCTCCTTTTGCTAACAAACGAGTAACAAGCAAAATAACAATCAAATAACAAACGAGAACCCTTGGTACGCAAGGCTTTGCGGAACTTTGGCAACTTGCAATCAACAAACAAATCAACAACACCTTAAGAATATTAATAATATATATATTATGTCGCACCCCTTCGGGAGTGCCGACCAGTAAGCAAGTATATGGTCTATGGTTATCGTATGTAAGTACTATCTACTCTATATATAGAACGGAGTGGTGGTCGGTACGACATACCCCTATCAAATGAAGCCGTAAAAATTCCTTCCTATTCTATTGTATAGTGAAATTCTACCAAAAATCGTTAAAACCACAATATATTGTGTAGCTACAACCCCGGAATATACTATATATAGTATGTGTGACAGTGTGACCGCATTATAAATGCAATACGCTTTAGTTGGTGAAAGTCTCACGTTTTTCCTACCATTTATTGTACTGTGGGTACAATTCTCATACCTTATCTTTTGTGGTTTCATCCCAATTTTTTAAATCCTTTTTTGTTTTTGCTCACAAATTCTTTTTTGTACTTTGCGTACAATTTCATCAATTTTGTTGTACTGCGAGTACAGTTTTGACAAATCCCTTCATTATATAGTGAAAAAGAAAATCCATTTTTGTACTGTGAGTTCAAGTTTATTTTACCGCCAAAACTGTGGTTGACATTACCGCCAAAACTGTGGTACAATTGCATTGTCCGAAGGGAACGGAACACTGAGAGTTCAAAGTGTAACCGCAGTACTACAGACCGAGGCACACTCGAAAATGTGAGTCATCGCAGTGTACAGTCTGTAAGCAATCGGGATAAGCCCAGTGCGAAGGGAACTGAAGACACCTTGAACCTTGACAACAGTCCGATTGGGGACTGACTGGAGTAATTACCCAGTCTATAACCGCCAAATATAATCCCATTGTATGGAAGGATGCAATGGACTGGGAAAGCCCGAAGGGTGACAGGTTTCGGGTGTGTGCCTTCAAGGTGGGCATACAAAAAATAGGATGGCTTGGAGATACCACGGCTGTCCCCACATCATAGAGATTCTATGTTAGCGGGTAGCACTGTCGGGCGATAGAGTGAAGGCGTGAAGCATAGGCGAGATTGAGAGTGGTTACTGACTTCCAATAGTTGGAAGCCCCGAAGGGGTCATTGACTGAGGCGAAGAGGTCACAGACTATTGAGGCACTTTTGGTAGTTTAACGCTATACCGACAAAACTATCGCATAACCCTATGGGGTTATCAGGGGGGATAAACATAGCAAGCAATAATCGAGACGGGCGACAGCCCAAACGCACTTGGCGGAAGGAGAAAAAAATGGCGAAGAAGTATGTTAACACAGTTGCAATCCGTAACAACACCGCACTCGATGGAATCGAGATTATCTTTGCAGAAGCACCAAGCGAAATGGTCAAGGATGCAATCAAAGGCAAAGACCTCACGCAGTATGGCGAAGCAGTCAAAGGGAAAAAACAGTATAAGAATATGCACTTCTCTTGGAATCGTAACACCTGCCTTTGGTGGGACTACAACACTAAAGCACTTAAAAAGGACTTGGACGAATACATCGAAGTCTTGAAGGAACTGGGATACAAGGTCAATGACCAAAGGACAGTTGAACCCACCAAGGCGAAGAGACCTAACACCAACACGACAACACGCAGAAGGTCAAGCGGTGGCAGAAGGTCAAGCAATGCACAGACCAAGACCACACCAGTACAGACCGCACCAGTTGAAGCACCAGTTGAAGCACCAGTACAGACCGCACCGCAGACCACAGTCGGAGCAACAGTGAACGATGTACTACTGGCAATAGTTCAGCAGAACAACACCATCATCGAGATGCTCAGAAGATAGTACAACCCCTGAGATTATGGGGTTATCAGGGGGGACAACAGAAATTACAGTTGACGGACTTAACACGCAAAGGAGAACAGAAATGACGAGAGCAGAACTTAAAGCCAAGATGATTTGGGATGTAACAGACTACAACTTAACAGAGACTCAGACAGAGTATGTGGACTACAGGTACACGTACAAACAGCTCAAGAGAATACTCGGAGAAATCGAGACTCAGGACTGGAACGGCAGACAAGAGAGAGCATTCCTCGGAGACATTGCAAAGCACTGAGCACAAAACAAGATTATGAGGTTATCAGAGGGGATAACACAAGCAAATAACAATCGCGAGATTATGATTCAATGAAAGGAGAATCGAAATGGAAGCTATGACTTACAGAAGCCTGTACGAACAGTATGACGAATACACAGGTGAAATCATTGAGGTTGGAGTTGAGTACTACAAGACAGTAGAAGACCAAATCGTGAGCAAGAGCACTTATGAGTACGGTGAGCACAACTTCGGAGTGTGTGCAGACTGTGGCAGACTCATCGACCTTGACAACGATGACCACGAGTACAGAGAAGCAAGTGACGGAGAGCTTATATGCCTTGACTGTGCAGACTCCCCGACAAACTACTTTTGGTGCTATGAGTGTGGGGAACTGCATCCCAACGACGAGATGATAGTGGTAGAGGCTTGTGACCGCTTCTCCGTAGAGCACGAAATCTGTGAAAGCTGTGCAGAGTACTCAGACAACTACTTCCAGTGTGATGACTGCGGAACTTGGAGAGAAGGCACGCCTCACATAACACACGATGACAGGAATGTGTGCGACAGATGTGTTAACAACTACACCACTTGTGACGTCTGTGGGGAACTCTACCCTGACGATTTAATCGAAGAGGTCGCTTGGGGAGTGTATCACTGCCCCGATTGCAGACGCACACACGTGATAACATCCTACCACGCACACAACAGAGAGACCCTTGACAGATTCAATCTTGAAGGCAAGATACTCGGCGCAGACCTTGAGAAGCCTGAGAACAAGTTGCTCATAGGAACTGAGACAGAAGTTGAGAACTCCAACAGATGGACGGACAACTGCAATCAGGTAGCCTTTGAGGTGAGCGAGATTATGGGAGACCACGTACACTTCGAGTATGACTGCTCACTGAACAACGGATTTGAGATAATCTCAAGACCTCACACCTTTGAAGCAATCAAGAAGGCAGGATTTGACAAGATGTTCAAGCATCTGATGGACAGAGGGTATGTATCACACGACAGTACAAGATGCGGACTGCACGTGCACGTCTCAAACGAGTGGTTCGGAGAGACCTACGAAGAGCAGAGGAAGAACGTAGCCAAGTTACTCTACCTCTACAGTGCAAAGTTTGAGTTCTTCAAGAAACTGTCAAGAAGAGAAGTGTTTGAATACTGCGAGCCTACATTCTTCGAAAACACTCAGGATGCATACGAGAGATTCGGATGGGCAAGAGGACACGGCGTGGCACTCAATACGCAGAATATGACAGACTTCGGTACTGTTGAGTTCAGACTTGGAAGAGGAACGCTGAACTTTGATACCTACATCTCTTGGATAGAAGTCTGTGTGGCACTGGCAAAGAACTCCAAGGATGTTCCCGATGATTGCTTAGACCTCAACAAGTGGCTCAAGGGTATCTCACTCAAGACAAGAGGATACATTCTCTCAATGACCGATACAGTAATAGAAATCAATAATTCAAGAAGAAGGGTGGTGGCATAAATGTGCATCGTAGTATACAAACCGAAAGAAATCAAATTCCCTACAGAGGAAGTACTCAGAACCTGTTTTGAAAACAATCCCGACGGAGCAGGGTTTATGTATCCGTCAAAAGATGGAGTTCACATCCACAAAGGCTTTATGAGCTTTAAAGAGTTCGACAAGGCTATAGCACCATTCAAAGATAAGCAGATACCAATGGTGATGCACTTCAGAATATCGACACACGCAGGAATCACGCCTGAGATGACACAGCCATTCCCAGTGACCAACAAGACAAGGAAGCTCAAGGCGCTTGACTCGGTGGCAAGGGTCGGAGTCGCTCATAACGGAATCATCTCAATGACAAGTGATGCGACGAAAATATCCGACACTGCACTGTTCATCAAGCGGTATATGAGTATGCTCGTCAAGGATGGCAAGTACTACAAGGATAAGAGAATCGCAGAGATGATTAATAAGATGATAGGCTCTAAAATGGCGGTACTCAGTAAGGACGGTCACGTTGAACTGATAGGCAAAGGCTGGGAACGTGGCGAAGATGGTATGTGGTATTCCAACGATACCTACCTGCCTTGGGACTGGGAAACCTACTACAAAGGTCTGAGCAAAGGCTACAAGGATTATTACAACTACTATAACGATTATTTCGATACAGATGATGGTGAAGCGCCTTGGGAACTGTCGAAGGAAGAACGTGAAGAGTGGCGAGAGTACAGAGACACCTGCGAGATGAGGTCAGCGACTGATGGCGCATCGTGTTACGGATGTGTATACGAAGAAGCGTGTATGTCAGTATAAGCGAGGTGATGTGAATGGACTTCATAATGACGATACTTGTTGTTGTCGGGGCGATGGTTACGACTGTCGCCCTTGCGAGCTTCTTCGGAATCTTTGAGGAACTATGGGAAAGGAGACGCGATGATTGATGCATTGATAGATTTAGTCACTGGGTCGGGTGCATTCATAGACCTTGCCCTATTGGTTAGCGTTGGAGTGTTGGTTTATGTAGCGTTTGCAGATGAAAGGAAGTGAGACAATGTTTACTTACAAAGTATGGAATATCGAAGCAATGACAGGTTATAAGCCTCAGACAACATTCTATGAGGATTTCGGAATCGCTGAAGCCTTTGGGCTTGATGCGGTTAAGGACACCTATAATCGTGCTATGAAGGCTTGGAAAGACAATTACATCTACCTCACCGAGTTGGTTATGGCTCTCAATTGGAAAATATGGGAACACTATGAGACCAACAGAAAGTTGGCAGAGTTGTACGATACCTTGTATCGTGAGGCTGATGCTTATGCTTGCGAACATCTCAAAGGCGATGAGCTGAGCTACTTCTTCAGAACTACTGACTAAGAAAGGAGAAACACTATGGAAGAGAAAATGTTGAAAGTATTGCAGAACTCGTTAGACTTAGTAAGAAGCGTGAGGGAGTCAGGTCACGAAGATGTTTATGTAACTCGTGATTTCTTTGCACAAAAGTATTTGGTCGAAGCAGTAACTGGCAAGACAGTTGTTGCAAAGAATTGGATAATCTCTTTGGAGGGTTGAGAAATGAAAGCCTACTTCATAAGGCAGTTGTGTGAGACTGCACAAGAAGATATACGAAGCCGTCTTGAAGCCTTGGATGTTGAGGACATAGAGACTGCTATGGATGAAAAGATAGACACAATGCTTGCTTGCATAGAAGAAGCTGAGCAGGATAAATTCTGCGAGTCGCTTGTATGGATAAACGATGACGACTTATTCGATAGATTGCTTCAAGAGTTTTATGAATCACAGATTGAGAGAAGGAGATGGTACGTATGAAACTTAAGACAGAATATGGTGAATACAATGTAGTACTTGATGTTACGCACTACAGTAGAATGAATAACTTAGCGCTTCAGTTATACATCGAAGAAACTGGAGAACCATTCGCCACAATAACAACAAACATATATGCCTTGCCTTATGATTGTGTGGCACTGGATGTCAACAACTGCCCTTGGGTCGAGACTTTCTTAGATGAATACGGACTGTTGGTTCGCCCTATAGGAATCATACCATCAGGCTTTTGTGAATACCCAGTTTATCAGTTAGACCTTGAGAAGTTAGAACAGTTAACGAAAGGAGAATAACTATGTTAAAAGCAAATGTAACTATTACAACATCATTCGACAAAGACAGAGAGTACGCTAAAGTTTGGGAAGACAGAGACTTTGAAGAGTTCTTCATCCCCGAAGGCAAGTATGTAGACAATTTGGTAAAGATACTGGATAGTAAAGGCAATGTTGGAGATGGGTTAATCATCCAGTACATCATTGAAGTTGAGAAAGGAGAATAACTATGAGTGATATGAGAGTATGCCAATACTGTGGCAAAGAAGTTGACAGAAATGATATGACCTTTACAAGAGACTGTCACGGAATCCCCTTCAGGCTTGTATGCATTGATTGCTACCAAAAGCTGATGGAGAAAGGCTATGATGGCGAGTACTATACCGAGGCAGATGAATGCCTTGACTGGGATTATTGAAAGGATGTGATGTTATGACTAAGTTGATTTTGACAAGCACAGACAAAAATGTTATTCTTGACCTTGATGAGAAAGGAAGAGTAACAATGAAAAAGCGAACAATGACAGACGAGCAACTAAGAGAAGTTGCCTATTCAGATACCATATATACAACAGCAGAGTTGAGAAACTTTTTGGGTCTGTCTCAAGTAAAGTTCTGTGAAAAGTACGGAATCCCAAGAAGGACTTTAGAACAATGGGAAGCCGCAGTTCGTGACGGCGTAAGAGAGAAGAGAGATTGGGTTTTAGCCCTTCTTAACAGAGTCGTAAAGGATGACATAAAGCACGACTTACGCTATGGGAAGAAGGTGAAGAAATGAAGAAGCCTGAGAAAGAATTCCTTGATGGCATAGAAAACAGACTATGCAATGTCTATGTGAACCGAAGAGTAGCGGAGCTATGTGGATACGATGTAGCTGAGATAGACAAGTTCATCGAAGAACGTAGCAATTCGCTGAAAGCGGTTCTAAGCGGAAAGAGTATGTTGGAAATGGTGAGCATAACCGAAGCGCTTGCCAAAATGTCTGCTGAAAGTATCAGTGAAATATTAAACTCTAAATAGTTGTGGGGGCGTAATGCCCCCTTCTTTTTTATTCTGTATAATTCCTAATCTTTTTCCTAATCCCCTTGATAGCCTTGTATATCGGTGTCTTAGAATACCCAAGTTTAACGGATAGTTCCTGTATTCCCCTTATCCCTTTGTGACCTTCTATGAAGTAGACTTTTGCAATCTCTTTCTCGTTAGAATCAAGCAGGTTGAGGAATTTATCAGCCCTTGCAAAATACTCGTTCAAATCGTCGATTTGGGGGCTTAAAACGGATATTCTTTCGACTGCTGTCTCCACCTGCGAAGTTGGTAGACCCCCACTTACTTTTGGCTTAGAGTAGTCGAACCCACCTTGGCTTATAGCCTGAGCCTTTTCCCATTGCAAGTCTCTTAACTTCCTCTTGTTCTTCTTATAGTCCTTAAAGAATCCATCTACATCAAACTGCATATAGTCTTTCACTCTGACCACCCCTTATATAGTTTCATCCAATCGTCCAATCTCATAGTGACCATAGTCTTGGTTCTGTTCCGTCTGTGGAATACACAAGGCATCTCGTCATCGTTAGCGTCTCTTATAGCTTGTTCCATCGCTCCGTATAAGTCCAACCTCTCAACGTGTTTTGCCTCTATGTGGATGTGGGGAAGTCCAACCACATCGTCAGCTTCCCCTTCTTTCCCACTGTACTGAACGCCACGCCTTGCACTCTCGAAACCATAGTCTCTGAAAGCCTTTGCGAGTTCTCGCTCATACCTATTCCCTTTTTGTTTGGAATTAATCTTACCCATCAGAATGGCATCCCCTCGTCTACCTCTTCAAAACTTGGAGCGGGCTTGTCTGTGCCTGACTTGATGCTTGAAGACAACTTCTTGATGTTCTCTACTGTGACATCTGTCGTATAGACTGTAGTCCCATCCTGCTTCTGATAAGAGCCAGTTGTTATATGCCCTACGACTTCCACAAGGTCGCCCTTCTTGACATAGTTCTCGCAAAACTCTGCGGTCTTACCGAATGCGGTGATTGTAGGGTAATCAGTTCTCTTGTTGTCTCCAAAGCCAGTGTCTACTGCTATTGCATTCTTGGCAACTAATGTTCCGCTCTTGGCTTTTGTCATCCCAAAGTCTCTTGTTGTTCTTCCAGTGATAACTACTAAGTTCATTTTGCTTCTCCTTTCAAGGTCTTGATTTCTTCCTCAAGTGCTTCTACTTTCTGCTCAAGGTCGAAAACTCTCTCTCTGAGCTTGTCGTACCTTTCCTCTTCCCACATCTCCTGTTCTTTTTCAAACTTAGCGTCTTCGATTTTCTCTTCAAATCTCTTTCTTGTAATAAACATCTTTCAGTCTCCTTTCATTTGTGAAATATATATATTCGCATAAATTATTATCTTTAGGGTCTTTGCCTAACTCAGCCTTGTATCTCTGATAGAATTCTAAGTCTTTCGTAATCAATTTTGTCTGAGATAACACCCACCCCACTATGAATCTGTCACTCATTTTCGTGAACATACTCCTTATACATTCCGTCTGTGCTCAGCACTATGTACTCGGTTTCAAGAAGAGTATCCTCATCCGTATTGAGATATAATCCTTCATTCTGTTTATATTCAACTGTAACCAGTTCCTCTACGGTGGGAAGGGAGTTGATTGAGTCCACAAGTATATCGGGATTTAAATTTATAATATCAAACCACCCTCTTATCATTTTAATGGCATCATCTCTTGATATAAGTTCCATCACTCCACTCCTCTTCTAATATCGTAAATGCATCTTCTATTAAAGTAACCATGTTATACTGTGCATTGTTATCAAGGTGTAATGATTTCGGTCTGCACATAACTGGCGAAAGTATTTCTTTTTCATCTATCAGCCTTCCGTGTCCCTTCGGGATTTGAATGGCTTGATGCTTATCCCACTCACCTTTGTTGCTTACCCACGCTACCCCATTGCTATCGATGTCAACTGTTATGGTCTTGCCATCTTTCGGCAAATCAATCCCTTGTAGTATTAGACTCATCTTCTTCTCCTTTCTTTGATGCTCATCTTTTTAGACCTTGTACGAACAAGGACTTTTGGTAGTGGGATTATGTAATTCCATCGGGGAGTAGAAAAGATAACAGAATCAATCAACAATTCAGGGGTTCTCCATTTAGGTTCAGCACTGTATCCTCGCCAATACTTCATCATTCTTCCTCCGCTTCTAATAAAGGCTCATACTCTTGGAAGTGTTCGGTTAATACTGCAACTGCGTAGCATAAATCTCTTTCAGTTATCAGTAATTTATTTCCTCTTGCAGATTCTTTTAAAGACTCTCCAAATTCCGAAATCAGCTTTGCTAACTTCCCTAAATCTCCGATTCTTCCGTGTCCCTTGGGGATTTGAATGGCTGATGTTGTTTCCTCTATCCCACCATTTGAATCCACACTACATACAACCCCATCTGCCCAAACTGTAATTAGTAATGGCGATTTATCTTTGCTTGGTAGGTCAATCCCCTTCAGTATTATGCTCATTGCTCTTCTCCTTCCGTCTTTCAAAAAAATCCGTCGCATTACGCTTGCAGACAAGGCAAGGTCTTTCCAAAAGAAAAGGCTCTCGGTATTCCCATATGCATCCCTCACATCCGTCTGCTTCTCTTATCTCTTCTTCGTGGTTGCCTTGATATTCCTTATAGGTCATCGGCTTATCCACCTTTCAAAGATTACAAGTGCAATGATAATCAATACAAACAACGCTATGCTTATCCATATAGGGCTTAACACCCACAGCCAAGACCATTTAATAACGCCTGTCAGCTTAAGTACGATAAAGGCTACTTGTAATAGTCCTGTGAATCCAATCCCACCGCTCACTGTCGTCTTATTCTCTTTCATCGGTTCTCCTTTCCTCAAATGTCCAACAACAAAACGGGCAAAAGAACATAACTTCATCTTTCAGCAAGTATTCGCCACAATTAGGGCATTTTATATGTGTTATTTCACCGCCACGAAGTCTTTGATTATCCTTCATCATTTGGTACTCTATCCAAGTCATCGGTTCTCCTTTCTCCGTATGAGCAGAAGTCGGTTTCCCACCACGCTCCAACAGATGGATTTCGGTTACATCCGTGGGTTTCTTCGTTCCAATGCTTACACTCCCCACAAGTTACGATTTCGATGATTTCATCAATGCCTATAATATATGTTTCAATGTGGCCGTCTTCGTAGTGGATATTTAGCCCTATCCCATCAGCTTTCTTTATCTCCTCCGTGTCAGGTATTGCTATCATCTTCTTTGCCCTCACATTCTATTAAGTCCTCTCTTTTAATCCAGTACCTACGAAGCACATATCCTTCTTTGTCATATTCGGTGACGAACAACATATCGGTATAGTCGGATACCTTTAGATTTTTAATCTTATATACTCCCATATCATTCTCCTTTCTTTGTTCCAAAGAACATAGCCAATAGTCTGTTCTCAAATGTCTTACTCCAACTCGCCCATCTTATAAGGTCATTCCATATGTTTCTTTCCATATCATTCTCCTTCTTTATCTCGGTCTGCTATCGTCTCAACAAGCTCCTGGACTTTTTCTTCTGCACAGCCATTAACTTTAGAACAAGGTATGCACTCAAGCCGACATACATATACTCCCCATAATTTCGTAGAATTTCCGCATTCCTTTGGGTCTTTCATACACTACCCCCCTATCTTGCTTAATACATATGTGAACGTCTTTGCTTTTGGGGATACAAGCCATCCTATAAAATCGGGTGTGAAGACGATTAACGCTATTACTGTTGCGACAAGTAAGAATCCACCAAGTATCATTAATGTGTCACCTGTTTCGCTCCAACCTTCTTTGTTCTTCTTCGTCCCGATGACCAACATAGCCAAAGCCACAAGCAATAGTATGACCGCAATACCACACATAGAACCAAGTTCAGCCGCTTTCATTTTCCCCATCTCGGGTATAAGTTCACTCGCTAATATTCCAAGTTTATCGCATACGTTGTCTATAACTTTGTTTACTTCTTCTCCCATATCATTCCACCTTCTCCCGTACACCTTCTAATTTTGATTTAACAAAAGCCAGTTGATTCTTATACCATTGCAGATTTAATTCCAAATTCCCGATAGTAATCTCAATATCGTCGATTTCTTTTTCAAGCCAATATAAGTCAAATCTTGTTAGTTTTGCTCCCATAACCTTCTCCTTTCGTTCAAGTGGGTGGTATTCTGCCCTTTTCGGTAACCGCCACCCTCGGCTATGTGTCTTTAAAGGAGTCAAGGACGCATCCTCTCACAGCTCTCGGACTCTTCGCCTGTGTAGTTTAGTGCAAGAGTTCCCACCTCTATCTCCTGCTGTGGTTGTTGCCATCTTGCGAACTTATACTAAGAGCCTCGAAAACTGCCGTTGGTTCTGCCCTATCGCAAACACCCTCAAAGTATAAACGCTCCCCACCCCATCGGCTCGTCAGCCGACCATTTGGTATCTAAACGGTTTCCCGATTAAATCATTCTGCTTTCTATAGCTTTCTCAATGTCTGTCAGTGCTTCTAAGACGTCCGACTTGCTGAAGTAGTTGTCAGGCATCTTCTTGATTTGCTTTCTCGCACTCGCCAGTATTGCTCTTATAGTACTTAACTTCACTGTCTCGTTCTGTTCCATCGTCAACATCGTTCTTCTCCTTTACACGTTTGAGGTCTTCCTCATATTTCCAGTAAGTCTCTGATTCTATAGTCTTATCCAAGACTGCTAAGCTCTTGATGGTATCCTTGATGTTCCTCACTAAATCTTTCCTGAGGTCTTTAAGATAATCTTCGGGATTGGATTGGCAAAGGTAATCTCTTGTTGCCCATATGAGGTCTGCCTCTACCATATTGCCCATTGCTTCGTGTCTGTTCTTGTAGAAGTCTCCCAACTGTTCTCTGTGAGCCAGTATCAGACCATCAATCATCAGGTCTTCGTTCTTAATTAAAGTTTCCAGTAATTTCTGCTTCTTCATCGTCGTCCTCCAACAATCCCATATTCTTTGCTATTTCCACTGACGCATCGTGTAGTATCTTGAGAGAGACTAAATCGTTGCCTGCACCTGCTACGAGCATCCTGCCCGTGTTATGGTCGGCTATTCCGATGACTGCGGAAAATTCGTCTTCTCTTGCTTCTTCGTGATTTTCATTAAGCTCGTGTGCTATTGCTATGATTCTTTCTTTTAAAGTTCCCATTTTACTCTATCCTTTCTGCTTTAACTGTTACTGTATATCCGTAGGACAGGCTGTCCTCTATCAAATCCTGCACTTCATCGACCCTCATATTCAGTTCTTTACAGTACATATCCACGAACCCTCTGACAGCATCTTTGAAGTTCTTTTTGCAGTTCCTGCACAGCTTCTCTGAATCCCATTCACCGCATCCGTGGCATCTTACTGCCTCTGTGAATCCCCAACTTCTGCAATTGGGGCAGGAGTCTTTCTCTTCTTCATAACCCCTGACTGGAGTCTCAAATGTTGCTCCGCACTCGTTACAAATATACATCTTGCTTCTCCTTTAAAAATTTCGTGTTGCTCTGCCCTCTTCATACTTGGTGCATTCATCACCTGCGGGGCATCCTCTTCTCTTATGAGTGTCCAAGATGTATCCACAAGCAAGGAAGTTTCTACCGCTTGACAGGTAAGTATGATGCTTGCAGGTCTTACATCTCTTGGTACACTTAGATTGTTTTACTTTCGGTATTTCCATAATGGGCATACTTTTAAGTTGCACCTTTCTCTCTCGGTATCGCTACCGCCTGAGCAGTCCTTACAATACTTTTTAATGGCGGTCTTGATAGCCTTAAGTTCTTTTTCAGTAGTATTCTTTGCTTCTGTCATATTCTCGCTCCCTTGCTATCTCATAGAACTCGTAGTTGGCAGGTCTGAACAGCATCTGTATCTCACCGACTTCTCCGTCCCTCTGCTTGGCTAAATTCAACAGCATTGGTCTCGTGGTTCTCCAGTCTATCTTCTCAGGATGAGCCAGGTCTTCAGCTTCCAATCTGTGAAGCAGTATCACGTTGTCTGAATCCTCTTCTATAGAGCCTGACTCTTTGAGATTAGCCATTGTAGGCTTGGTATTATCTGCTGACCGATTTATCTGACAGAGAAGCAGTATCGCCACATCCTCTTTCATTGCTATCCTCTTCAGATTGGATGTCATATATGAGAATTTGGCTCTGATGTCTTTAAATGGCTGTTTAGACCTCATCTGTGTCAACTGGTCTATTACTACCACAAAAGGTTTTTCCTTCCTGATAACGGATTCTATGTGCTCTATAGAGCCTTCTCCCTCATAGACTTTGAACCGATTGGATTTTGACATCTCTCGTATATGGTCTATGCCTAACTGTAGCTTCTTTTGGTCTTGGACTCTGCCAGTCTGAATCTCTTTCGCTGATGCGTACTTGTTCATTACAAGCAGTCTCCCAAAACTCTGATTCGTGCTCATCTCCAAGGGGAAGTATAAGACCTTTGCTCCCTGCTTCCACGCTCCGTATGCCATCTGCAAAGCGAATGCTGATTTACCTACGGACGGTCTTGCAGCTATGGTGGTAAGTTCCTTTTTCTTGATACCTACTGTCCAGTTATTCAAAGTAGGTAGCTTCTCCCACTTGATTACTTGTCTGTTGGCTCTCTCATTCAGTTCATTCATAAGAGATACCGCAGGGTCTTTAGCCTCTTCTATGTCGTCATAACTGACACCTTCCAAGTAATCCAGTTTGGCTTTGACCTCTCTTAAGGAACTCATATTGGCTATGTCGTGCTTTATCTGTCTTGACATCACCTGAGCGAAGGCTTGTTTGTAAAGTACATCTGACCTGAATGTCGTCAGCTCTGCCAGTTCGGGAAGCCTCTCCATTTCTGAGCCTATCTCAAGCATATTCTTGCCTTTTTTCAGTTCCTCTATGAGTTCCTTTTCCGAGAAGTCCTCAGGTCTTACCCATTTAAGGTCGTTTAGATTCTCCTGTCTGAGCCACGTTCCTATTAAGATTTTCTCATAGTCCTGCATCGTGTCTCCTTAAAAGTCATACTTGACTCTCTCCTGCTGAGGTTTACTGCCTTGGCGCTCTCTTTCCCTTCTGTCCCAAGTAATAAACTTCTGCTTCCAACTCTGCACTCCGCTCCACTCGTCTGCACTGTAGTAGTTCCAAAAGTATTCAGGGTCTACTGGAGATTGTTTCTCTTCTGCGTAGGCTCGTACCTGCTCAAGCGTGGGCGGTGTAAATACTTTCTTTTTATTCTTTCTTTCTTTAGGTGTTGTTGATTGTTTGTTGCTCGTTTGTTGCTCGTTTGTTAGCTCGCACTCTTCAACTTGGTACTTCGCCCAGTTTTCAAGGGTTGCGATGGAAAATTTGTTTGTTGATTTTATGTGGATTTCCCCAGTGCTTTCTAAGTGTTTCAATGCTGTTCTTACCTGCTGAACCGACAAACCTAATGTCTCCGCTAAAGCCTTTACTCCGAAGACTGCTTCCCCCACATTGACTTGGTATCCGCGATACTCTCTCTCACGCCAGTTGGCTGTAAGAAGCAAGTGGAGAAACACAGTCTTCGTGTTGATGTCGTCATACCAACCCCAATCAACCATAGTCCTATGCAGTTTTATATATCCATTCATTTTTCCTCAGGTATTGTTATCAGAACATACCCTGCTTTGCCCTTCTTGTTCTTAGGTTTGAGGAAGCGCTTATACAGTTTAGGGTTCGCCTCTTCAAAGGCTTTCTCGTCAAGTTTCCATTCAACTGTGTCTTCGCCATCAGGCACGAGTGTTATCTTGACTCCACTGTTGGTGGTATAGTTTTTGATGCCCCTCTTCTGCATCTCTCCCTTAAGCTGAGCTTTTATCTCTTTGATTTTTGCCTCGGTTTCTTTCATAGCCCTTAACTGAAGCTCCAAGGATATAGCTCTGTCTGCCATTTCAGTTATCTCTTTAGGCTGAAGTTCCTCTTCTGTTACGAAAGGGTTGCCTTTGAGGACTGCAAGGTCTGTTCTGAATCTGTCTATCTGTCTTCCAATTTCCAGTACAAGGTCTCCATAGTCTGCTATGTTGATGCGATAGATGTGGAGTCTCTTATGCTTGAACCTTGTTGAGTAGTCCTCAGGTCTTTCATAGACTGCAAGCATCCCATTCTCCTTCTTGAACATCTTCATATAGAACAGTATCTGCACGAGATAAGGCTTGTACTGGTCAACTTCTTTGTGTATAATAGAGGTGGTTTTGATTTCGAGGATTGTATCTTCGTAGAGTCCATCGCAGTTCCCTCTTAAGTCACCGTCAATCACTACAGAGGGTTCAAACTTGCAATCGTACTTCTCGTTGATATATCCTCGGATTTTTTCTTCCATCACATTTCCGTACTCAATCTGTCTTGTGAAGAACGGAATCGCTATTCCCTCGCCAACAGGCTCGGCTTTTTCTTTGAGTAACTGCCATCTTGTCTTGAAGGGGCTTATGCCCATTATGATTGGTATGTCGCTTCCACCGATGTATTTGTCTCGGTCTTTGATTACACTATCTGACTTCACTTGCTTTCAACTCCTTTAATGCTTTTGCGAACTCTTCCTCAGTGGATGTATTTGTAAGGTTAAACATCTTTGCTACTTCATTCATCGGGATATTCTTTTCTTTGCAGTACTTTACCAATGCATCTCTCTGAGGTCTCTTCTTAGGCACTGGCTTCTTTGGAGTAGGCTCAGGTGTTGTTGCAGGAGTCCCTTCTTCGGGAAGGTCTTCCCCTGCGTAGATATACAGCCCTAATCCGTGCCTTGCACAAGCCTTGGTAAGTGACCTCTGAATCGCCTTGTTTACATCGAAGGATGTGACCTGCTCATAGGGTATTGATTTGTTCCTGTAGTCCATTACTGGTAGATATTCGATGTGCTCAATGCCGTTGACCGTAACCCCAGTCTTGACCCAACAAGTGCTTCCGTCAGTGAAGTAGAACATACCACCTTCGGTCTCATAGATTTTGTAGTTCGCATCGGGGTGTCTCTTCTTGATTTCTCCCCAAGCCCAAGCCCAACTTAAGTAAGTCAGACCGTTTTTCTTTTCCGTCTTATCGTTGACATTTATGTTGTTCAACTCCACGAAATAGTTTTTGTCAGCCATTACTTTTCTCCTTCCTTTGGTTTGAAGAACAGAGCGTCTTCTTCTACCCAGGCATCATATTCTCTGCAAGACTTTGTTCTTGACATAAGTTCTAAGCAAAGGTTCTGTGAGTAAATCATCATTGCACCGCTTGCTAATGAATGCACTTTCATCAAGCCTACCTTGTGGGGCTTAAATACAAATGTCTGACCCATCCTGTAGAGGTTGATTCTTTCGCCATTAGCCCAATTAAGGTCTGCGGTCAGTATCTTGGGAATGAACAGTTTGCTCTTGCCTTTGTCAATGGTCACTACCTTCTCGGAGCGACTACCAGTTCTGCCCTGCTTGATTTCGATGAGTTCCAACTCGCCCCAAAAATTCTGATTTAACATATTGCTTCTCCTTCCTTTGCCCTTACCAGTAGGTTGAAACACCTTGCCACGAAACTCCCCTAAAGGCTCGGACTCTTTGTTATAAAGATTGTCGTCTGATATTAAGTTGTGTTTAGTTTCGCTACTCTCGCCCTATGAACAAACTTACTGACAGTTAAGGAGTATGTGTATGATTCTGTACTGAAATATCTTAACTATGGTAATAACTTTCAAGAGGCATAACTGCCAGTAAGTCGGCTTATATCCACAAGGCAGGTCACTTGATTAACCTGTTTACGCTTACTCCCAGTACAGTAGAGACTTTTACAAGTCCGCCAATCGTTGGTGACGATACTTTCCATTTACCGATAGAACCGTTGGCGATACCTGCTTTAATCTCCACTTCCTTTATGGTAAGACCCTTGCGGTCGGCGATTTCCTTTATATTTTCATATATGTTCATATCGCCTTATTGCAGAAAAATGCCTTGACAACCAGTTGAAAATATCCTATTATATAGTCCCTTAATTCACTCAGACATTTCCACTTTGTCGGTAGGACGTTTTCTACCTTTTATGCCCTTATTATAGTCGAATGGTTTCTACTTGTCAATAGGGAAATGTAAATTTTTATATGGAGTTTTTTATGAGTACCTATGATAAAGTGAAAGAACTATGCGAAAAGAACGGAACAACGATAAAATCGTTGGAGAAAGAAATCGGTCTTGGAAACGGCACTATTTCCTACTGGAAAAAAGGTTCTCCTAAGGCTGAGCTTATATCACGTGTCGCTAATTATTTTAATGTATCCGTTGATTCTCTTTTGGAAAATGATAATGGCGCGTTTGTTTCTTATAAGGTAGATGTTCCGTTTAAGTTTTCTCATAATGAAAATAAAAAAGAAATAATAAAACTCTTGCGCATTGTCGAAGGTCTTCCCAAGAGTGACATCCAGTTACTCACTGAGATTGCGAAAAAGCTCAAATAGCCTTATGCGTGTGCGTGAAATATAATAAGAAGGAAGGTGAGACCGAGACCGCTCCGCTATACACTATAGGAAAGGAGCAAATATGAAACTTAATGAATGGGCAGAAACCTGCCTTGATGTTTACAAACCTAATCAAAAGAAAGATAGCAAGTACTACTACACCTATAGAAACAGGATGAAGAATTGTGTGCTTGCTTACTTGGGCGAGATGCAAATAGAAGATATTAAGCCTATAGACTGCCAAAGATGTATCAACAATCAGGTCGGCAACTCGGCATATCAAATCAGTCAGACCAAGCAGATGATGAATTTCCTCTTTGAACACGCTATTGATAACGAACTAATATCAAGAAACCCTGCAAGAAACGTAACCAAGCCCAGTGGCACAAAAGAGACAAGGCGTTCTCTTACCAATGATGAACGTGAAGCGTTCCTTGAAGCCATAGAAGACCCGAAGTACCTTCCCTTTGCTTTTATGTACTATTGTGGTCTGAGACCATCAGAAGCAAGAGACATCAAAGAATCTGATATAGTTGAGATAAATGGGTTCAAGACCTTGAATGTGCGTGGAACTAAATCTGTAAATGCTGTCCGCAGTATACCCATACCGAACAATTTATCAAGGCTGATACAAAAGTCGCTGAAATCGAAATTCAGAGCCTCTCAGGGGTATATCTGCAAGCTGAATACTGGCGCTATGAGAGACAGATGGCTGAAGCTCAGAGTGGCTATTAAGGCGCATCCTGATTTAGTGCCCTACTGTTTGCGTCACACTTACTGTACAGACCTTCAGAGAAAAGGCGTTGATGTTCGCATCGCACAGAAGCTGATGGGTCACTCTACCATAGATTTGACATCTACTATATATAGTCATTTGGACGAGGATTTGTTTACAATAACTGCCAAGGCTTTGCTGTAAATAAAAAAATCCCCCAACTCCGTAAAGTCAGGGGAAAACGCACTGGCAGAGGGCACGGGACTCGAACCCGCGGGGCTTGCGCCTTACCGCATTTCCAATGTCAAAAAGTTAACAATAAAAATCAAGATATAGTGTATAGCGGACACCCGACAAAAAAAGAAAGAGGGGGGCTTACGCCCCCAAAAGCAATTACAATCGACACTACTCCGCACTTTGCGAGTTGAAAGGAGTTTGTCTTTGATTATTATAGCATACCCTTCCTAAAAAATCAACCATAAGGATTACGTTTCCAGTCATTTGATATAGACCATATGTAAGCCTTCTGAGCGTTGGTGAGGTTCATAGAGTCGAGCGCCGCTTTTGCCTCAGCCTGTTTGATAGAACCATTACCATCATTCTGACTGTCAGCATATTTGGCTCTCTTGATATACTCATTAATAACACTCTGTTTGACTGTCTTTCCGTCATACCTTTCGGTTACTCTTGTCTTGAAGTAGTTCTCAAAGGACTTCTCTTCCTTGGTCATATCCTTCTGAGCTTCCGCTTTTTCCTTCTCGGCTTTGGCTTCTGCCTGAGCGTCTTTGAAAGTCTTGCCGTTCTTAAAATCTTTCTTGGCTTCCTTCCACTTGTCCTCGGAAGTATTCTCGCCTAATAAGGACTGGGCTTGCTTATATGTCTTGACTCCTTTTTCAAGAAGATAGTACCTCTTCTCGTCTGCGGTCATACCGCCGTTGCCGTCCTCATCCTTTTTGCTTGCCTCTTGAAGCTCAGTGTACTGCTTAGCCCAAGTCTCCTTGTCCATACCAAGCTCTTCTGACCACTTGGCTTTGGTGTCCTTCTGCATTGAAGCAAAAGTAGGAGCTTCTTTATATTCAGCCTTAGCTTCGTCAATGGCTTTCTGCGCATCTCGTGCGAGATTGTTCCTTGCTTCACGAAGGTCTTTTATCATTTCCGTGCGTTCTTTCTTGGTAAGTGAAGGGTCAGCCATCAG